GTAGGAAGAACATTGACCCGAACGCAAAAATGACAGATGGACTAGGCAAAAGGCAATGGTTCTACCCATTTACCGAAACGGGAAAAAAGTGCGTGCAAAGCATAGACGGCGATGCGCCCAACGACCAGTTGGGAGAGGGCGGTTCAACTCCGACCTGTACGCTTGGCAACAAAAGGGACGTTGCCTCGACCAAGTAGAATGTCGGACATGACAAACATCATCGAATCACTCTCGCAGTTCATCTGCACTTCGTCTGGCGTGGGCATCGCATCGCTCGGTCTTGCAGCGACAAGCGACACAAGCATCATAAACAACTCGACACTTCTTCCACTCTCGCTGTTCATTGGCGGGATCGGTTTATCGGCTGCTCTCACATGGCGGGCTGCATCGGCAAAGTCTGCACTCGGTTACAAGTTGCGAGACATCGAACGACGACTCGACGCAATAGAGGAACGCGCATGTTGCAAGCGCAAGAACAAAGGTTGAAGCGACGGCATCGCGACTTGTTTCGGTGGTGGGCTTCCCTTTTGTGGATCGTCTTTGTGATGTGGCTGTTCCTCGTCTCGGCTCTTGGTTGTGCCTCGGCTGTTCAATCAATCAGCGCAGACGCATCACACATCGACGAACTCTCTCGATCGAGCGAACAACGCTTCGAGACAATCGCGTCCTTGACAGAGGATGAGACAATCACGGATGAAACACAACACGGCATCGCAGAGCAACAAGACATCCAAGACTCGATCGCGGGTATCCGCGAGGAACTCCCACGGGTCGAGGATCGTGAGTCATGGTTGGCTGTGGTGGCAGGGCGTGCGACAATCGCAGGAATACTGATCGCAATCGTACTCATACTTTGGCAAACGGGACTCGGAAGTCTTGTGCGTCGCATCGTCTATTCCGTGTCGTGGTTCATCCCTCAGCAAAGTATGCGTGCTGCGGAGATGGATCAAAAGGTTGCTGACCCAAATCATGAGATGACGATTCATGAAGCAATCGCAAGTCGTCGATCTGAAGATCAGGCGTACGATTCCGCATACGAGAAAATCAAGAACAAGGAAACAGAACAATGATGGACTTTCTACAAGGCGTATGGGACTCAGCGTTTGTGTTGGCAGTTGGTACAATCTTTGGCATCTTGGTCGATCGGCTCGGTGTAGTCGATTGGTTCTTGCACAGGATTCTCAGGAGATAAACAATGGCATCAATCCCAATCATCCAGACTACGCTCTCCACACAAACTTCGACAGAATCAGACGAAAGTGATTTTGTTGAGGTTATAACATCGGCTGATCTGACGAGTGGAAAGACTTACTATGTGATTTGTTCCGCAAGCACGCAAGGAACGAGTACGAGTCTAATATTTTCGTGGCGATTGTATGACGAGACAAACTCTGAGGTACTCTCAAACTCTACAACCATACGAGAATCCAACCAAAGTTTGGGACAGCCCTACTACTATGTTGGCGAGTTCACCGCAGGTAGCGGTGGAGGCGGTTTGCAATTTCAGCAAAAGGGGTACGCGGCGGGTTCGCCGGAGGGATTTAAGAGCGCGCGAACCAACTTCTTGTCAATGATAATCTTTGACATAGACGACATGGACGAATCAGATTGGTTCTACGAGAACGAGGTTGACCAAGACATCAATAGTACCGTCCTCCAAGATCGTGTTACGCATACCGAAACAGGTGTCGTGGCTGATGATGTTTGGCTCGTCTTTGGTTGGATGTCAACGCTAGTCAATGATGAGGATGATCCAAGCACTCAGATAGTATTGAACTGCGCTGATGCGGAAACCGAACCATCACAACCAAGCATCTTGTTCGAGGGCGAAGATTTAGATGAGGAACTTCAGTGGATGATGTGTCGGTCGTATAGTGGGCTTGCGGGATCGGTGACTTGGAAGATGCAGAGCCGAGATGATGACACTCCCTCGACGGGGTACAGTTATCACAAAGAGTCAACGCTGTTCGCCTTGAAGATGAACGCATTTTTGGACAGTTATCAACAATTCACAACCACCGCAACAACAGCGAACAAATCTAATTCCACGCTACCTTCGGCTGACGATTGGATAACGCTTGAGACGCATGAGTTTACGTCAGCAACATCTGCTCCCGTGATAGTGGTTGGGTGTTCGATATTCGACTGCGGAGGTGCAACAAGGAAAAGCGGTCAGAGAATTACGGAGGAGGGAACGGTTGTTCCGTCGGGAACTGTTCTAGAGTCCTACTGGTACAACAATACCAATGACTTTTCTGATGAACTTCCCAACACATACATCTCCGCCTACACGCCTGTTGCCAAGATTGCTGACACGATAAACTATGATGTCATAACAAGCACGCTATCTGCTGCGACCCCTCACTGGCAGTACAACACGTTGGCAATCTTCTCGACAACTTTGGAAAGTTCCGTATCTGATCCGCTTGTCTTTGATGCGGTTGCGACGCAGGCGTATACTAGCGGTGACGTTGCTGCGGAGGCAAACCCATGAGTTCAACACCAACAAGAGCGACAATCTACGAAGATACTGCTATAACCTGCATGGCTCGTATTCAATCTGACGAAGCAACGAATATCCTCAACGAGGATGTGACATCGTTCAAGGTCAGCACATTCACGAACGGTACAACGCCAACAACTGAGACAGAAGTCACGTCTGGTTTTGACGATGTAAACATATTTGATGAACTCCAGACCGATGCAAGGTGGGATCGCGATACGATTGGTTACAACTTCAGATACCAAATTCCCGCATCCGTGTTTATCACTGGCGACGCGACCTATACAATCGAGTTCGAGTTTACTTGTCCCACACAACCAACCTTCTTCGTCATCTTCGTAGTCGATACGGTGGAGGTGTTGTCGTCATGAATTGCCTTCTCCTTTGGTCACGAATCATTGTCATCACTTCCGAAGTCACTCCCCACGGATGGAGTCACCTATGCACCTTCGCGTGACCACAGACATCACACAAGATCAGATCGACCGTGGCTACGATGTCACGCTGCTTTCGATTCATGGCAAGTTCGTCAAGTGGCTTCTCGCACTCGAACTGCCAATCGTCTCATACAACCTCTCATGGCAAGTAGTGGAAGAAACAGGCGATCCACACTTGATCGCAACAGCCGATCTGATCGAGGGCGGTACAGTTGGGATTGATGTCGAGTTCTTTGATGAACTCCACCTTGGCGGTGGTAAGTGATGGCAGACGACCGCGAATCAGATGGACGATTCAAGGCGGGGAACTCGATGTCGTTCGCGAAACATCCAGAACATCGCAACGCAGGTGGACGACCCAAAGGTAGATCGCTGCAAGCAGAACTTCGTCGCATGGTGGACGATGAACTCACGGGCGAGGACTTGTGCAACGCTCTTGTTCGTGCTGCTCTTGACCGAGCATTGAAGGGCGACTTTCGATTCTGGCAAGAGATCATCAATCGCATTGATGGCAAGGTTGCTCAATCGCACGAAGTCGATGCAGGATCGCTGACCTTCATTCTTGATGAAGCAGTACAATCCTCACGCAATGGACGAGCATGATAACACGCATCGACTCGAACTGCTGCCACAGCAACTCAAGTTCATCACATCAACAAAACGAGAGTGCCTCTATTCGGGCGCGTTTGGAAGCGGTAAGACGAGATCGCTGGCTCTGAAGTGCGCGATGCGTGCGTCGGTCAGGGGTGCAAGAGAGGGGATGTGTCGCAAGACGGTCGTGTCCTTGAAACGATCCACACTCAAGACGCTCCTCGAACCCGATGGACTTCTTCCTCCCATCTTACCGAAGGGATCGTATGAGTACCGCAAAGTTGATGGCGAGATCATCATTCATGGAGGCGGGTCGATCATGTTGTTCGGTCTTGAAGATGCTGCACGCATCGCGTCCGTCAATCTGAGCGGTGTTGGAATCGACGAGGCGGTTGAGTTGAACGAGCGAGACTGGACGATGCTTCGAGGTCGGATTCGTTTGTCGTTGCCCGATATGCCAAACCAGATATACGGTGCTTGCAACCCATCAACCCCACAACACTTCCTCGCAAAGCGGTTCGGACTTGCGGGTGGTCATCAATGCGCACCGAATTGCGAAGCGATCGTCACGACATCTCGCGACAACTGGTTCTTGCCCGAAGATTATCTCGCAGACCTCGAAACCATGACGGGCGTTGCGCGCAAGCGGTTCGTCGAGGGAATCTGGTGTGGCTCTGAGGGCTTGGTCTATGAT